CTTCTGTCATGTAACTATTCAGATTAAACTGTGAGGTCACCGTGCCACCATTAGGGCCAAATATCAGCATCGTGCCAGAGACACTGTCATTCGATCCATAGTTGTGAACATCGCCACTGTACGATGGATCAATGTCTTCTAAAATATTGTCTGTTGTAGTTGTACCAGATACTTCTCTTGTCTCAACCTGCGTAATCTGAGTTGTAACGACTTCGCTGGTCGTAGCTTCAATAATCTCTTCAACGTATGTGGTTTCAATAGTTGTAGTTTGCTGGTCACCAACTGTCGTTACAACAGGGTCGCCGTCAGTAGACGTAACTGTGACTTGTGTGATTGTGCCACCGTTTGGTCCAGTATCGCCGGGTTGATATTGCTGGTCATATGCTAGAACACTTGAAGAACATAATAGAAGAAAAACAAATTTACTTATCGTTATAAAATTCTTCATCTTCGTCTGGGCTACCACCTATAATTAACTTTGTTTTTGGACTACCAGTAACTTTTTGTTTCACTACAGGTTTAAGTTCTTGTTTTTTCTTTTCCCTCTTGACTTCTCTAATCTTTTTCTTTAGAATGTTAGAACCATCAGGAATATCACCAGGGTTAGCAACCCAAGCAGTCAATGCTGCTTTACCAATTTTACCTTTATACGGGCAAGGAGTACCAGCCATAATCATAGCATCAAAGATTCGTGCATCTTGACACAGAGTTGACACAGCAGCGACCTTCATGCCCATACCAAAGAGACTACGAGCAAGTTTGATCCGTTCACAGTTTTCATCGGTGATGGTTATGCCAGTCGCAACACCTACTAACCCTGTCTGCACTGCGCCGCTAAGACCTTGCTTACAAACGTCATTATTATTGATAACAACACCAGGTGCAGATGCGGTGGGTGGAGTTTTATCTACAGTGGTTGTACCAGATACAGTGTTAGTGCCAGTGACAGTTGATGTAACAGTGTTAGTCTGTGCCTGTGCATTACCAGCGATAACCAAAGCGCCATAGATGATAAATAGAATGAGAAAAAATTTAGTAAGGGGATTCATTCGCCTCTCCATTTTTTGCTTGACAACAAATTATAGTTGTAGTACAATCAGATTATGATGAAAAAACAAAGAGTCCAACTCAAGGGGGAAAAAATTTCCTAGTTCATCTAGGTGTTTCCCACCTATTTATCTGTGAGAGGAAGTTGAATGGCTACTAATAAACTACGTAAACGTCGTAAGCCTATGACAAAAGAACAACGTGCAGCTGCGGTAGAACGACTTGCTAAGGCAAGAGCTGCGAAGGGTGAGCCTAAGAATTTATCCTTACACAAAAATATTCGTGATCTACCTGATGACCATCCTATCTCACCAGCAAAGGTGAAGAAGTGGTTGAAGTCAAACAAAGAGGCTTTGGCTGTTGCCAAGAAAGATGCTCGTGTCAATAAAAAGTTATTGGGCCGAGTTGGTGTCTTAGACACTTATGTAACCAATATGGAGCGTTATCTTCGGACTGGTGTTTGGTTGGATATGTTCTATGGCGAAAACCAAGAACATCGTGTTCAGCGTCGTGTTGTTGCTCCGGCATATGACAGAGATGGTAATGTCAAACGAGAAGTTGGTGTTATCTATCCTGATATTGGTAAGTACACACAAGAGATGTTCGAAGAAGATAATCTATAAATAAACCGAAAGGGTTTACAATGTCAAACAATGTAATCGAGTTTCCCAAGGATAGGATGGCTGACAAAACACCTGATCTTCCTAAGACAGAGGAAGATCTGTTTAAAGCCATCACTGTTAATCGTATGATGTTAGTCGACGAGGTCGTCAACACTATGTTTAATAAAATGGGATCTCAGCTATACTTCCAAGGATTTCCAATCGACGACAAAGAGTTTTTCCAAGACTATGTTTTGGTGGGGGAAATGTTAAGAGCTCTTCTATATAACTCTGTAGATGTAGATCATCCTCTATACCAGGCACTTTTGGACAACAGGGATAAGTTGAAAGACTTGACAGAAAAGGGTGACTTAGTTATTATGGAAGATGACGAAAATGGTTTGTTTGACGAAGAGTTTTAATTTTTAGGTGAATTATGATTTTACTTGATTTTTCGCAAGTCTGCTTGTCTGGCATTCTTGTGGGTGGTAATAAAGACTTTAGTGAGGACTTAGTCCGTCACATGGTTTTAAATTCCATTCGTAATCTTAATAGTAAATTTTCTAGTTATGGTGACTTAGTCATTTGTTGTGATGACAAAAACTATTGGCGAAAGAAAGTCTTTCCTTACTATAAAGCCAATCGTAAGAAGAGTCGTGAAGCATCATCGCTTGACTGGAATATGATTTTTAACACACTGAGTATGATTAAGGAAGAGATTCGTGAGAACTTTCCTTATATCGTGCTTCAGGTAGAGACAGCAGAGGCAGACGATATCATCGCTACTATGGTTGAACGTTTTGGCGACAACGGCGAAAAGATCATGATCGTGTCTGGCGATAAAGACTTTTCTCAGTTACAACGTTATAAAAGCGTGTCGCAATACTCCCCTATTACGAAAAAGATGGTCAAGGTTGACGATCCTATGGAATATCTGTATGAGCATGTTATTCGTGGGGACTCAGGTGACGGTGTTCCTAATATCATGTCTCGTGATGATGTATTTGTAAATGGTCTACGACAAAAGCCATTGACCAAGAAGAAAGTCTCGGCTATGATTGAAGAAATGAAACGTGGTATTACACCATTCGATGGTGAGGTGAAGCGTAACTATCTTCGTAATATTCAATTGATTGATCTGACAAGAGTTCCGCAGGACATTCGAGATCAGGTTATACATAGATATAGTAACTATGATCGTAAAGATCGTTCGCTACTATTGAACTACTTTATTAAGAAGAAACTTAAAAACCTTATGAGTGATATTCAGGAGTTTTAAATGAGAGTTGGCTTGGCAGAGCTTTTACAAGAGGCAGCAAAGAAGAGAGCTAAGAAAGATAAGATCGCTTTGCTCCACGAGGGTGTAAAGACACCTCACTTCTTCAGCATGTTGAAGTATGTTTTCAAGGATAGTATCTTATGGGACTTACCCGAAGGTGCGCCGCCTTTTAAGAAACAACCCAAAGAGTCTGATCTACAAAACGTTTTATTTTCTGAGTTTCGACGTTTGAAGATATTCATGAAGGGTGAGTATCCTGATATGAGAGCGATTAAAAGAGAAACATTGTTTATTGAGTTTCTCGAATCGTTAGACCCAGATGATGCAGACCTTATCGTTGCAATGAAAGATAAAAAGCTACCATTCAAGGGTCTTACTAAGAAAACAGTATGTGAAGCATTTCCAAAGGACACAGTGGGCTGGTAATATGGGAAAGACTTTTAAACGTTCCTCTTCAAAATGGGATGACGACGACTATGACTTTCAGGAGTCCAATAATCGTAAGGCAAAGAAGTTCAAAAAACTTCGTGAGAGTCGTCGCAAGAAAGAAGATCTAAACACAGATCTAATTGAAAATAGGGACTACATTGATGATCGACCTGACTAAGAAAACTGCATTCATTATCGGTAACGGAGCAAGCCGTGGAAAATTTGATCTCACAACTTTATCACCACATGGTACGACTTACGGGTGTAATGCTCTATATAGAGACTTCTATCCTGATTGGCTGGTGTCTATTGATGACGGGATGATCGCTGAGATTAAAAACAACTCTAACTTTCCTCTCGAACGTTTTATCGAACCACCAGAAGAAGAAAAGTATGAGCCATTGGAACTATATAATGCTCCACCTGGCACACGCACACCACGCTCTAACGCTGGTATGAACGCTATGACAGAGGCAATTCGTCATGGTCACGAGCAGCTAGTTATGATCGGGTTCGACTTTATCGTAGCTAACGAGAAAATCGGTACCTCCAATATGTATGATGGCACTGATAACTATGGCCCTAATACGAGAGCATCTTTTCAAGATCAAGCAAGACGTATGAATTTCTTAAACTGGTTTATTGATAAAAACTGGGATATCGACTTCGTGTTTTGCTATCCTGTAATGGAGGGTGGTGTAACTATCTGGCAGTTTATGTGTGAACGTGATGTTGGCGGCATGACATATCAAGAACTAGAGGAGATTTTAAGCAATGCTTGAGTTTATACTAGCAAGTATTTACCTTTATATGGGTATCGGGATGTGTTTTGCAGTAGGACATTGTCTTATTTTAATCCTAGCTTTATCTACTAATATTGAATCTGCCGAAGAGATTACTTTCATGGAAATGATACAGCAAGTTTTTTCTTGGATTATGGAGTGGCCTATCATTATACAACAACTCCTAGCCAGCAGATTTGATAAATAAGTCAAAGGAGTTAAGATGCCCGAATATACTTTTTTTCATACTGAGACAGGCATGGAGTGGGATGAAATCATGTCATTCTCAGAGAAAGAACAATTCCTAAAAAATAATCCTAAAGTCGAACCAGTTCTCCGCTCCCTGAATATTGTTTCGGGGGTTGGCGGTATTCGTAATGATGCTGGATGGAATGAAGTCATGCAGAAGGCTGCAGAGGCTCATCCCGGTAGCGAATTAGCAGCTTCCATGGGTTCCAAACAGTCAACAAAGGAGGTAAAGACAAGACAAGCTGTAGAAAAATGGAGGAAGTCAAGAGCTGCTAAGGGTGACTAACATAACCCTAGCAAGAAGGAACAATAATAAATGTCCCTGCAATATAACTACGAAGACGACTATTCAGTAAATGGTAACATTACTTCGTTTCCAAATAAGAAGCAATTCAGAGAATTAACAAAGAGACAAAGGAGACAGCTTCGAAAAGAACAGCAGCAAGCAAAGAATAGTTCCCTAAAGATTAGAAATATCCAACCAAAGACACAGAATCAAGATCTTGTGTTTCGAAACTTTGACGATGGATACAATCTACTTCTTCACGGGCTCGCAGGTACGGGTAAAACATTTATATCGCTTTACCTTGCGCTGTCTGATCTCATCGAAGGATATAGTGACCAAAGAAGCGTTACAATCGTTCGTTCCGTAGTTCCAACCAGAGACATGGGTTATCTTCCCGGCAACCAAAAAGAGAAATCAAAAGTATACGAAGCACCATATTCTAACATCTGTTCCGAGTTATTTGGTCGTGGAGATGCATATGAGGTGTTAAAAGGTCGAGGGATGATCGATTTTATCACAACATCTTTCGTTCGTGGTGTAACACTTAACGATACTACTGTAATTGTTGACGAGTGTCAAAATCTATCATTTCATGAGCTTGATTCAATCATCACCCGTCTTGGTGAGAATAGTAAAATTATTTTCTGTGGAGACTTCCGACAAAGTGATTTAGTTCGTGATGACGAGAGAAAAGGAGTCTTGACATTTATGAAGATTCTTAGTAAGATGAAAGGATTCGAATCAGTTGAGTTCGAAGAGGAAGATATCGTTAGAAGTAAACTTGTAAAAGAGTATATCATTTCCAAAGTACGAAGTGGTATCGTATAGGAGAAAAAAATGAAGCGTGACTTGAATGAATTGTATAATATGGTTTGTACTGATCGTAATGAGTATTTACAAGCAGTTCAGGCTGTGGTAACATTCTCTGGTTTACATGGAGAAGAGTTGCAAAAGGCTTTACCTAAATTGCAAGGTCCACAGCCTGAACCTACTCTAAATGACATTCGTGGTTATACACCATATGAAGAAAGAGAAATGAAATATGATTTTGATTATGATGATATCATGTC